GAGAAGAGTTATAAATAATGCAACCGTCTGCTGAGACAGTTACGGTAGAAAACGTTTCATCAGCAATATCAATAATAGCAGTCGTGCCATCTAAGCTGATTGTAACACTGTCCAAATCTTGTCCACCTGCTGTGTAACCTGTTCCGACTGCTTCATCAGAATTACCAGTAACATCAGTATAATTTGCGGTATTGGTATCGTATGTACCTGTTGGTGTTTCTTTAATCAATGCAACTTTGAGCGTGTCAGTGTCCAGATCGTGAACACCTCCTAACAACTCTTCTTTGAATGATTTGCAGATAGCAGTTGTAATTGCCATGCTTCTAAATTCCTATATGAAAGAAAAGAAGAGAAAGGGGGCCGAAGCCCCCAAGCTCATTAGGCTAGCTGATCACGATCAACTTCATCGGCACCTGCCGTCGCTTCATTTACGTCAACAACGATAGCCCATACACGAGCCGTTACTGTTGCCGCAGGAGAAGCTGTTGCTGTACCTGTTACATCGATAGTGTCTGCTGTAGCCACGATACCCTGAGTTTGAGTACCAAAAGCAAAGTCACCTGCAGAACCGCTGTCTACCGCAGTAGCGGCCATGAAAGTAGTTGTGCCATCAGTGACCGTAACGTCATAGTCTGCAGAATCCATAGCGTCGATTAGCTCAACACCTGCCGCAAGAACGAGAGTACCCGCTCCTACAGATGGACCTGTGACTGTTCCAGTTGTAGTCGGAAGCTCAACTTCCTTCTCAACCATGACTGCTTGTGAAAGCAAGGATTGTGATTTAGCCATTGTTTATCTCCTTATACACCAGTTGCTGTTACATAACGTGCAGTTGTGATAGCTTCTGGACGAAGGATCTTACGGCCATACAGGTTCATACCACGGACAATGTCTGCGAATGAATCTGGGTCACGGTAAGTTTCAGTCTTAGCAATCTGCTGTGCAGAAGCTATTGCTGAATCATGACCTGCAACGACAACGCCGAAGTCTGTAGCCTGAAGTGTAGAGCTAGACTGAGCCGCTCCGCCACCAACTACTGGCAAGTTGTTAGAAACATAGACACGGAAACCGTGCAAGTTGTTAACAGTCAAGCCATTGCGAAGTCCACCGTTCTCCCCGAAGTCAGAGTTGAACAGACGTGAATCTTCATCACGGAGAAGCTCCATGAAGACAGGGTCAATAACCAACCAACGGCCATTTGTATCAACGAATTGCTGATCTAAAAGACGAGCCATACGATTGATCAATTGGAGTGGAGAGATATCGTCATCTGTAGTTGCAGTGACACCTGGAAGACGAGGCTTCAGAGGAATCGCTTCACCTGCTACTGCCGCACCACCGTCGTCCAAAGAGAAGTCAGTAGCGTCTAGCTTCATAGAAGCCAACAGTTCATCAGTACCTGCAGTGTCAACAGCAACAGAACCTGCTACTTGATCGTTGACTGCGCTAGCATTAGTATTCAATGAAGCTTGCTTGTAGCCTGAGATATAGCCAAGGACTTCTTGGTCAAACTGGTCACGGAGGCGGTAGCCTGCACGATCAGTAGCCATGTCCATGAAGTTAACGTGCGAATGCGCATCTTCGATGTCGTCCATCTTGAATGCAAAGTAGTGCGCTTGGTCAACAACAAGAGTGAAATCTTCGTCGTCGATATCTTGCGCTGTGATTTGAGTACCACGAGAATACTCTTTAACAGTGATTTCAGGCTCTTTGATGATCTTTACAGAATCACCGAAGTTAGCAATTTCACCGAAGTAGTCATTGTTTGTGATGTCTTCAACAATAGAAGACTTACGGAAGGCTTTTTGTACCTTCTGGGAATAAATTACAGGTGAGAAATTACCGTTAGGTAAGTTTCCATATCCTGCAGCTGAACGAAATGCCATGATAAGTTCTCCTCATAGTCAGGCAATGTCTATTTTAAATAGATTACGTCTGACCGATTATAGAGGCTTGGTTGCTGTGGGTGTCTGGGATTGACATGACCGGCCAAAGTCATTACAATCAGAGGCCACGCTTACAAGGTATTCTAACCACGGTTGTAATCTTTATTATGTGAAGGCTACAGGTTGTCCATAAGGGGCTGCAGCCATCACTAATAATATCACTGGTTTAGTTAATATTTAGATATTGTCAATACTTAAACAATAAATTTATCGTGCTGCACCAGTCATATCATAAACAAACTTACCACTTTGCATAGCCTCTAAGATTTTATCTTCGTACTTCTCGTACTCATAAGGCTTCAAACTAGCAACTTTGCTTTCACTCCATTCCGCATTTGGTGATGCAGAAGGAGAATTCTTAGAAGACTTAGCCACTGCAGTAGCCGCTTCCTTTTCAAGCTGAGAGTCAGAACGTTTTTCTGTAATCATTCCCATATCAGCTTTGTAAAGGTCAATAGCTCTTGCGGCTGCAATTGCATCTGTCTCATTTTTATAAAGTGCGTCTTGGATGTAAGTAGGTTGGACTTTCACCCATTCATGAAAACTCTTGTTTGTCCTGATATTGTCAAAGTCAGGATGCATAGTTTTTAATTGATGTTCTGCTTTCTCACGCTCTAACTGACTCTTCATCTTACGAAGGTCAGACATGCTTTGCTCTACTTCTTGCGAAGCTTCTCTAGCCCGTTTTTGAGCGATTGAATCAACGATCTTAGCAACTTCTGGATACTTTGTAGCCCAAGCTTCAATTTCGTCTTCAGATGTTGGAAGAGTGAATTCATCTTTTTGCTTATCCCTTAGCTGTGCTTTTAACTGTTCCAGTTCTTTGTCTTTAGACTCTACAGTCTGTTGCATGTAACGACGAAGATCTCCGTAGCGTTTCTTAAAGGTATCTTCCTCTTCAGGTGTTACATTGGTGGTTTCTTCGGTAGCTTCTCCTTCAGCCACTTCTACTTCTTCTTCCTCTCTACGAGAATAACGCTTTGCCATTGTGAGTTTCCTTTTTCTGGGGGCCTAATGGGTAGCCCATATAGTCCTGCCTTATACTAAAGGGGCAGGTTCCTCTTCAGTTGTCGGTGCCATCATTCCTTCACCTTCTGGCATAGGCTCTGCTTCACCTTCTGCCATTGGCTCTCCTGCAGGGATTTCTTTTTCAATTTGCATAGAGAAACGTTCTAATACAGGTTCGCCTAATAGTGTGTCCAGAAGACGTGTAACAGGTGAAGCGACTAACGAAAGTACTTTCTTTCTGTCGGACTCTTCCATATCTAGGTAGTTACCTACCATAGACTCCATGTCATACTTCATCTCTGGAGCTTCTTCTTCCATTGGCATACCTTCTGCCGGTGCGGCCATGCCAGTTAATTCTTCAGTCATTTGTTCTTCAGTACGTGCCATTGTTAATATCCTTTAATACTTAATCATTGCTGTTCGTGGAGTGTTTTTACGAGAGACGTATCCGCCTTTAGCTAATTTTTCATATCCAGAAGTTACGTCTTCTTCGTCAGAGCCGTAATTAGCTCCCGCTGCTGCATCACTTTGAGCATCCGTGGTGGCTTTATCGGAAGAGGGTGTACTAGGTCCGGCAGTTACATCCGAAGGATTATACGGATCGTCGTCTTCGTCAGCTTCTCCGATGGATTCTAAGAAGGCATCAAAATCCTTAAGAGGATCAATCTCATTACCATCTTTGTCTACGTGGGTGTAATCAGAAACCCAATTTCTACCATCTGCAGTTGTACTTATTTCGGAAATACGGGCACCGCCAGTAGATGCTTCAATTGTTCCGTCGTCCCGCATTGTAAAGTTATAAGTTTGTGGACCGGCATACTCGAAAGTACCGTCAGTTATCTGATCGCCACGGATATTTTCGCTCACACCTAGATACTGCTCTCGGCCTAACAATGCACGTTGAGCACCAACAGCATCGGCATAACGAACAGCTTCGTTGATAACAACGCCAAGTGCAGGTGCTCCAAAAATAGCTCCTGCTCCACTTGCGGTTTTTACACCTAACGCTTTGTTTTCTCTGGTAGCTCGCTCTAATGCAGCTTCTGGATCATCTGCGTAAGTGGCACCTAGTGTTTCTGCCATGTCACGAGTTTGATCAAACAGACTTTCAGATTCAGGCATTTGACCATCTTCGTCAGGCTCACACATCTTTGTGGTGGGGTTATACGACATACCAGGAGGGCACGTAGTAATCTCTTCGTCAGCCTCTTCGTCTTTCTTAGGCTCTTCTTCTGTGTCTTTTTCGGGCTTTTCTAGCAAACCTTCTCTTTGCAGGTACGGTTCTGGATCGTAGCGAGATGCTAATTCTTCTCGATACTCTTCTTGGCTAATTTGTTGTCCCGTTGCAGGATCAACGTACGCCATTACAGGGGCACCAGTGATTGGGTCTGTAACGTAATCTAGTTGATAGAATGGCTCGACAGATACGCCCTCAGCCGCTTCGACAACTTTAACTTCAGCCTTTTCAACTTTAGGCTTGTCTTTTTCTTCTATTTCTTGTTCAGGCTCTTTTGTATCTGCGTCAACTTCAGCAATACGTCCGTCTTGTGCCATTAGACCCATACCCATCTTTGCTTCACAGCGCAGGCTTTCAAAGGTTTTAACACCATGCCACCGTACTACATCCGCCGGTACTACGTATTCGCCTTCAGATAACACCGCAGGAATGTCGTCAGCCACTTCTTCGGGCTTAGAACCCGCAGGGATTTCATTACCTGAAGTTTCTTCAATGCCTACAATAATTCCCATACCGTCTTGCATCAATCCACCCATGTTCATTTCAGCTTTTTCTGATGCTCTAGCTGCTTGAATGGCTTCGTGACGAGCTTTTTCCCACTCTTGGAATTCACCGTCGTTGTTGATGTCTGCTTCTTCTGGGAGAGCCTTAGTAGGGTTCTCTTTCTTCATTTTTTCGCCTGCTTCTGTTTTAGTCATGTGTCAACCCTGTTATAGTCATCTAGCATTAAACCGCCAACATTCATTTCTTTAAAGCGAACCTTTGAAGGAACATCTACCCCTGATTTAGTAGGTTTAGGTTCAGGTGCTTCTGATTTTTTCCAATATTCAAGATTTCGTGCATACACACGATCCCCAATTACCATTGCTTCGTCAGCACTCTTTACGGCTTGCCCCGTAGATAAGTCATAAAACAAATGGTAGTCCACGGGATTAAAACCAATCTCTACCAAATCATCTGTATTGCCTTCTAAAAGATTGGCGTTAGGTACATACTCTCCGTCTGCGCTAGATATTGGAAATTTATTCTTGGCTTCTGGTGTATCAATACCCTTAGCATTTGCAGCAATTCCAGTTCTTCCTGGCTGACTAACGTTAAACTTTACGTTTCGTAGTACAACATACGGCTGATAAGACATTGCCTTTCCGCTGTAAGTTCCCTTATGCAAAGTCTGCAACTTATCTAATCCTTTTGGCATTCCTTCAATTTTAGAATTTAAATTAACACGAACACCTACTTTGGTACCTTCTGGAACATCAGCCATAAGCAAATCAGTTTCACCACGGGCACCAGTTCTTGCAGTCTTTGCACGTTCTGCCATCTCTGTCGCAACGTTGTTATCGTAGTTCTTTAAAAACTTACCACTGGCTAACGCTTCGTCAAACCCTACTTCCAAAGGCTCTGCCGCAGAAAGATCATCTGCCATCAACCCAGTCTTAGGTTGTTCAACAGCTTTTAACTCCCCAGTAACTTCTTCGTACTTACCGCCCTTAAAGTTATCAAAGACATCGCTGCCTTCAGTGCCTTTTGTTAAGTTCTTGTAGCGAACAAGTACACCTAATGGTTTGTCTAAACCTACTTCAAAATAAATACGGTCTGACTTACCTGATAACTCTTTAGTGGGATAAGGTGCGGGTACGGTATCAAAATCAATTACTTCAACAATTTCACCGTTGGTATTTTTAAACTTTTTACCTAGCGTGATGTCGTCAAACTTTCCTGCCTCATAAAGAACACCCGCAACAGCTTTACCTAGATCAATGTCTTCGTCGGTATCAAAAAAGTAATCTTTGAACATCACGTTGTTTACTTTTTCGGTTTGCTCTTCGTCAAAAATTTTGGCAGGTATGATTTCTGGTTGTTTACCTTTAACTAAAGTCTCTAACCCCGCCTTTTCTGCTTGGTCTGCATCAAAGGTTTGAGTAACTTCTTCAAATACAGGTGTGTTAGTTTCAGGATCAATCTCGTCGGTATCTTTCATGTAGCGGACGACAACTTTTGTCTTTCCGTCTTCACCTACGTAAATATCATCTACCTTTGCATTCGTCCCACTGTGGAAGTCTGCAACCCTACCTTCCACATCTTTAACGTTTTTAGCTGAACGTCTGTCATCAGGAGGTGCTACTCTGTCGCCAATTCCAAAAGACGTTTGTGGAGTCTTTTTACCAAAGCGTGAACCTGCTGATATAACATTAGACCCTAGAGCAGTACCCGCAATGTCTGCACCAACACCGGTAACTGCAGAAGACCCAAAACCCGTACCTGCGATATCCATTGCGGTTTCAGTGACAGTCTGAGGATCAGGAGTTTTACCTGAACGTAGATCGGCTACAATCTCACCTCCACGAACAATCGCATCTTTGATAAATCCTGGAGTACCTATATCTAAAAACTTACCGCCCTGTGCAGTCTCATCTTGTCTGGAAATAATAGGAAGTATGTCACTTCGTACATCACCTTCCGGTAACTCAAAAGACTTTTCAAGATTTAACTGATCCATACGAGCATCAAACTCGTCAGGGGACATTAAGCCACTTTCAAGTTGAGCTTCTAGTTCTTGGCGTTTGTCTTCTGCCATTAGTGCTTACCTTCTTCAGCCTTCTGCACGGCTTCATCTTGGAGAGTGAGTAATCTACGGACTTCTCTGATCTGACCTTGAATGCGGCCAATGTCCACCATGTTGTCTTTAGACTCTAGTTCCCTATGCAAGAACTCTAAGCGATCCACCACGTAAGCCTCTAGCCGTTCCATGTTCTGCTTATTATTGACTAAAGCTAGAAGCTTACGGGCAGTATCAAACTGAATCATTGCATAGTCTCCGGTCCTGCGGCATCAGGACGGCTAAATCCCTCTGCTCCCGGTTCAGGTGCGTTTCCTGGCCCCATAGCACCCGCTCCTAGCCCTGCTTGGTTATCTGGGGTAGGTACACCTTCCTGACCTTGTTGCGGCTGTTGTGCGCCTTCTGGTGAAGGCTGAGGGGCATATTGAGCCATCAGTGCCGCCTGTATTGCAGCCTCTCGTGGATCATTGACGATCTTATCTTCATCTAGGTCTAGAGAAGCCGCAATCTCACGCAAGATGTAATCAAACTTAATCATTGGAGCCATTGCAGGGTTAGCACCTAGCTGCATAATTTGCATGAGCTTTTGAGATCTAATTTCATTACGCATGAGGGATTCAGTACCACGGGCAATTACGGCTAGATCGCCATTTGCTTCTGGGTCAAAATCAAACTGCATATTGAAAGCAAACATTGCTTGACCTAATGGTGACAGCAAGTAATCATCGACGTTCTTGACGACAGTCTTAATGTTCTGTGCAGCCGCACCCATTAACATTGACATACCGGATGCTGTACGGCCTACGCCAGTAACACCTGTTTGTCCGTGAGAGAATGAAGGGATACCAGTAGACTCATCTGCTAGTTGACGAGACTTGTCAAACAGCATCATGTTTTCTTGCGCTACATTCTGGAACTTAGTAGAAAATAGTGCTTGCCCCGGAGCACCGCCCTGACGACGGAAGACTTTACCGGGATGCACTGACAAGTCCTGACCGGGCACTAAGTTCGTCTCGTCCACCTCAAAGATCAGGTTACCTGAAAGTACGGCGTTATCTACCGCCATACGCATAAAACCATTCATGAGATGTTGTGTATCTTCCATGTTTTCTGCGACACCAACCCCAAAGAAAGAATACGGGTTTAATTCGTAAGGTGCTGCATAAAAAGGAATGCGTGTAGGTTTGAATGGATTCATTACAAGACGCAAGATATGATTACCACACACCCAAGCGTTAACTTGTATCTGATCGAGTTTCTTAGCTTTACGTGGCAGTTTAAGACCTGCTTCTTCAGCTAACTCTGTATCAATGTATCCCCAATACTCTAATACTTCCCAACGATTAATATCACTGACAGAGTTTGCGTCGTCAATAACATCTTCCCAATATTCCTTTGTGTAGTTGGCTCCTGCCATCAGCGCACGTTCTACAGCTTCGTCACGGAACATTGGACGATCTTTTAGCTCACGCATTTGAGAACGAGACATACGATGCCTATACACAACGTGTTCAGCTTCGTCCATAGAATATGCGTCAGCGTCTGGGTAGAAGTTCCAAATAGAAACTGCTTCAATGCGAGGGCGTGTAAGAATTACAGGATCGTATTCTCCGTCCTCTGTCCACTTCGGATACTCAACATCCTGAGCAAACGGTCCTTTGATAATGCCTGTACCAAATAAGCACTGCTCAAACGCCATAAACCGAAGATGTTTTGTACCGTCAGACTCTGCAAGCTGATCATGGATCTTACGCTCCATGTTTTTAGCTGCTTCTTTAGCAGGCTCGTAGATAGCCGCTGTTGGTGTGCTTCCTGGCCCTGCTTTTATCGCTTCTTCGGCACCGGCAACTTTATCTGCAATAGGTCCAAGGTCACGAGCAGTAACGGCACCTTCAGGAACTTCTCTCCCATCACCTGCATAACCTACGTTAACTTCGTCGTATAGTTCTTTGAGGGGATCTGGAACTGCAGCATCAATGTGTACAGTATCTTTAATACCTTCAGGTACTGGTGTAGCTTCAACACCAATTGGAAACTTATTCCCCGCAAATAATACGTCGGTTACTTGGCTATACGCCGCAAGAACTTTAGTCTTAGTAATCTTTACGAAAATTTGAGAACGTTCACTGTCCGTAAACTGCGTAGAGTCGTCGTAGATTCCACGATAGTTCTTATAAGATAACAACCACCGTTGTTCATCAGTTAATCGGCGGTCTTTGGCACGTTGATACTTTTCTTGAATAATGCTAACAAATGGCATATACTCAACATCGGTTGCCTCTTCTCTAGAGTCTTCTAGAGCTATTACCTCATCGGTATCAAATTCCGGTTTATCTACAATTGCCATTCATACACCTGTTAATACCCAAAAACGGGGTCCATTGGTTTCCATGCTGTTTTATTAAAATCGTTGCCAAAGTCAAATAAACTTCTTGACTTAGGTCTTGACATAATCCCATACCGTACAGAATCGTATGCGTGATCGGATGCATATCTTGGATCTATGTCATCAGTACCCTTGGGGTCCGTAGGGATGACTTGTAGATCTGCAATGATCTGTCGGCAATCATTAAAGAAAATAATAGATGGCTGTTCAATCTGCTCATCTATTTTTAGTAGTTCATGTAATCGGTTTTTACCTGCAACACGAGAACCACCTGTTCTATCTGATGGTCTCCATCGACAACCCTCTGCAACCATCTCTTCTGCAATTGAAGGCCCAGTATGTCCTCGTGTATGCCACGTTGAACTATCTAATACCCCATAGCTAATGTCTTCGCCTGCTTCTAGCTCCAACACTTTTCTAGCTAAGTCTCGTGCAGTGTGTTTAGAGACATACAGTTCCCTGTAAACGTATAAAGTCTCATATGCAGGATCTATTGCAAACCAATGCACTGCAGAAAACGAACTGTACCCGTAATCACAAGATCTAAACTTTCTCCAGTTATGCGGTATCTCAAATGGCTCGCATGTATGCGAATGGACACGGAACTCAGGGAAAGCCGCTCCATCTGCTATTGTCCAGTCACCTTCTAGTAACTGCCTGCGTTGTTGTTCCGGCATTGACAACAAGTTTGCTTCGTACATTCCGTCTACATACAGATACGGATTGTCTTTTAGCGTTGCCGGTATAAACCGTCTATAAAATAAAGGTTCGCCTGCTTTTGTGTGGTTAGCAGGAAACCTTAACTCTTCATTTGTCTCTAAATCACGAGGGACAAACGATTTGTTGGGAGGTGAAGGGTCAATAAACATTTGTTTAACCCAACCATGTCCTGGACCTCCCGGGTTCGTGGTAGCTCGCATACAGAGGGGAAGATTAGAGTCTGTAGTACGCAAACGAGAACGCATGTAGTCCCAAGCGAATGGAGTAGGGTGTTGAGTGAGTTCGTCAAACCCGATCCAAGTAAAGGCTTGGCCCTGATAGCGCAGTACATCGTCTTCTCTGTCCAAATACGTAAACCAAAGTCTCGCTCCACTAGGGAACGTCCACTGTGATTTGCGCTCTGACCATCTTGCGCTTTTAAATACCTTCGGATATAGCTCTTGAGCCTTCCATATAAGCTCTCTAAGCTCATCTGAGCGTCTACGTAGTAGTAGACCATTAAAATTAGGGTTAGAGACGTATCTGAGAGGATCTACGAGCAGTGCGTACGACTTACCACCTCCTGCAGCACCTCCATAGAGCACTTCACGCTCTACTGATGCTAAAAAGTCCGTCTGTGGACCCTTATTAGGCTGAAAAATAATTTTTTGTTGCTCTTCAGCCTCTAAATTCTCTTTGGTAACCTCTATTTGTTTGTCAGACTTAAGTTTTCCACCTTCATTTACAAATTGCTCAATGTTCTGAGCATCTTGTTCGCTTAATTTACCTGCTTCAATGGCTTCTTCAGCGGTAATACGCTTTAGTTCAAGCTCCATCTCACGCATTTTACGTGAAAGTTGTTTTTTCTTGTTGGTTTTAGCCTTTTCTTTTACATTTTGCTTTTTAGTAAAGTGCTTTTCGCCGGCAAAGTTATTAACTTTCTCCTGTGTCTCCGCCCATTGAGGTAATCTATCCTTAATAAGCTTAAATTCTTCAGCTACTTTTTGATAAGAGCATGATGCGCCAATTTCAGAGACAAGATAATCTGCTACCTTACGATAAGACACACCACTTCGTGCGCCTTCCATTGCTTTAACAAAAATTTCTAAATCACTTGTACGCAGTTTGTATACAGCGTTGCCCGTATCTTGGTCTTTATACGGCATTCTGTCATACAAGTAAGGGCGGTACGCCTTACCTCTGGGACTTCGTATAACGAATTCAGGGTATAGCTCTTCAGCGATACCCCTTAGCCCTTCATCTTCTATGAAGTCGTAATTAAGACTCATCGTCCTCTTTCTTAGCAGGCAAGATAAATAATCCTGAACCATCTTCTGACGATACTTCTATTTTTTCTTTCTTTACGATACCGACACGGTCTAGAACTTCTTTTGCCGCAGCAACTGAGTTCTTAGCACCTAGTGCTGTAGGATCGTCTAACACCCCTACCATACCGAATGCAGCTTTTGGAGCATTGTATGCTAAGATGTGCTCCGCAATAGCAATCAACTCATCTTGCAAATACGGAACAACGTCACGTGCAGATACGTTACCGTACTCTGACATCTTTAACGCTAAATTAATATTGCCATGAGCGTCACCTGCCATTGCCTCTAAAAACGATAGTTGTTTGTCTGAGTAATTACGCTCAGGATTTAAATAGGTTTTAACGTTCATTACCATTTGCGGCAACTCCAATAGCGGGCACTGAATTTATCTTTTGCCGTATCACAATTGTGCCTTGCACGAAAACTCTTACGGCGTTCTGGATTATCTTTTTTAATTTCCATATCTGGATCACCAAAGCGTACTAACTTAATTTGGTCTCCTTTCTTTGCAAGAACAGCAAATTTTTTAGACCCTCCAGATGTTCTCTTTGGTTTATTGTATCCTGCGAAGGTTTCTCCACGGTACTTGATACGGCCTGAAGGTAGGCGTTCAACATCTTTAGTAGTTGCCATTATCTATATCTCGCAGTTTTCTTTGCAATCTTCTTTGGTTGTTTGGCAACTTGCTTTCCCGCCTTGGTAGCTTTCCGCTTGGCTTTCGTAGTAGCGGCATACTCGCTCGGAGAAAGTGCCTTGATAGCCTTCTCTGGCAAGTACCGCTCGCCGGTTGCCTTTGAACCCTGTGTTGAAGGTTTGCCACTCTTGGTACGCCACTTTTGCTTTGTCCAGTTCTTTAAACTTTGTTGTGGCTTCTTCATGACTTGTAGCCGCCACCTTTAGCTTTGTATTTCTTGGCAAGCATTTGTGCCTTTCTAGCTGACCACTGACCGGGCTTACCGCCCTTACCACCTGCTTTGATGGAGTTGAATAAGCTTTTGCGCATTCCTGGTTTAGTGTAGTTCCCAGATTCATTGACTCTGCTTGTTCCGCCTTTAGCCATTGGTACAGCATTCATTGAGTGTTTCTTTTTCATTACACTCGTCCTGCTTGCTGTGGTAGGAAGAATTCTTCTACTGTACAAAAAC